ACTTCAACAGTTTCTGTTTCAGTGATGGTTTCAGTCACGACAATTGTTTCGGTTTTACCAGTTACAATTGAATAATCTTGCGCGCAGCCCAAATTAAGCAATAAAGACAAAAGTGCTATAACCATATTATTGTTTACCCATCTATAACTATGGTATAAAACTAGTTTTCGTCCCGCAACAAACCAAAACTTAATAAAATCATGTTAACTAAAGCTAAAATTTGCAGCTCATAGTTGTCTATTGTTGCACCAAAAATTAATAAAAATATATTACAAAAGAAGGCCGTAATTGCTAAAACTTTTAGCACTTCGACCAATCTATCCATAAAGTAACTACGTTTAAGTTGAAGAAATCAACTCAAGATCATAAGAATAATATTTTACAGCTTGCCCAAGTCTTAAGTTGTAAACGTAGAATGAGGGGAATAAATTTCCTTGTCGGTCAGATTCAGATGCGCGGACAAGGATTACGCCGAGGCCATCATGATCAGCGCCGTAGCCGCCAGAAGTGTC